AAGCCATGTGCCGCGGAGTCCTGCTTCAGCAGGCGTGGGATCGCTGGGTTTTTGTTCATACGCCCAGCCGACGGGAAAATCAATATTGTTTACCGGGATTATACCTCCTCCCTGCGGGATTTGTTCTATTGATTGTCTAGTATACTCATTCGCACTTTCAAGAGTATTTTGATCGCCTTTAATTCGTAATTGCGATTCGTTATTAACTCTTTGATCTACATAATCTGTTATTACATTAGTATTAGAAAGATCATTATAAGAAACTTTTGGCGAATCTATTCCGTTGTGTCTATGTCCTTCAATTGGATCGAATAAAAATTCAAATTGTTCTTTAACCCATTTTAAAAAATTTCTAATCTGTTGTAAAATTCTTCCTACTTTTCCGCTGGATGGTAAGTCATCAGAAGATGCTTGATCTTCCAATGTTACCCACAAATTTGACTGAATGTCACCATCAATCATTGCTATTTCTCTGAAACCAAAACTTGCCTGTGCGATACCTTCTGTTCTATCCCAATTAAGTGATTCTGGCATAAATTGATAGACTGCTGTTTCTTGTGTTTTTTTTAAGTTAGGAAAATAAAAAGGAAGCGTGCCATTTCTTAATACTATAGTGTACCAGTTTTCAAACAATTGTTTTTCGGTGTATCCATTTTGAATTATTTCTATGTTATTTAATAATAAACTAAGGTCTGGAAAAATTATTGGTACATAAGAATTTGCTTGCCATGTTCTCTTTTTTCCATTTTCAAATTGTAATTCCCTTATGAATCCTTCTTCCTGAGAAAATTCACCGTCAATTGATATTTTTTTATTAACCTTTTCAGGCCATTCCATTATGATCATTCTTCTGCCTTTTCTTTAAGATTATTATTTTTAAATATAATTTCAGCATCAAAATCTTCTTTTATAAATGCCTTTATTACACTCTCGGGACAATTTGTTAACAATACATCTTGTTTTGGGAAAACATAAGTTTTTTCGTTTTCTTTATCAAAACAATAAAGATACGAGCCGTAAACTTTACATTTAATTGACATATTATTATCCTTATTTTATATAACCTAATTTTCTAAAATGCTCTTTTACTTCATCCGGAACCTCATCGTCTTTTAATGGTCTTACAGAAACAATACTTTGACTTTTTTTATCAAAATAATAAGAAACCACTAATTCAAGATTATTAAAATCTACATCTTCTATTTTGATATCTTTCATACATGCTCCTTTAATTATTTAATTATCTGTTGTCTTATCATTTAAAGATAATAGAGCTATTAATGCCTCTTTTGGACAATTGTCTATATCATATTCTTTATGACTTGCTTCAATGACCTTGCCTTTTTTCTTATTCCAGTAAAATATTTTACCGTTTATATTTACGCTCTTTTTTTCATCATAAAATAGCATAAATCCCTCTTTATTTAATGAACTTAGGCTTACTCATTAGCAATGCTAATTCTAATAGTTCCTCTTTTGAAACATCGGCGGTAGTTATTTCTTTTTTTGTCAAACAAATTAACTTTTCTGTATCTCTATCAATACAAATTAAATTTCCATCATTTCTGATAATACAATCTTCATCTTTGATAATTGCCATAAATCCCTCCATTATTAAAAGGGTATCAAGTTTAATAGATTAAACAATATTTAACTTAAATTAATTCCTCTTAAATTAGACTGCTGCATACCTAGAGCTTTATCGAATGAGCCGTCTGAAAATCCCTCTTTTGTGATCTCTTTAATGAATATTTTTAATCCGTCCGCCGTCATTTTTGGTGTAGCCTCTACTTTATTAGAAGCGGTATTTTCTACATTCACATTCATAGATACACCGCTGCTTGCTGTTTTCATATTGGCTAATTCTTGTGTTACTCTCATTTGATTCTGAAATTGGCGTTTGTTCATAAATACTTCTTGACCTAAAGCAGTTATATTTTGTTCACTACCAGCTCTACCGGGTACTACACCGCCTTCATGGAAAGTAGGTCTTTTAGGCTGGGCTGAAATAACGGTTGCTACCTGAGCAGCTCCTAAAATACCAGCCACTATAGAACTTGCCAAAGCAACGGGCCATGGCTGCATAGTAAGAGCATTTAATACAGCCATAGCGGCGTTAGCAGTAGCCATTGTAACATTAGCAGCCCATGCAAACATCTCTGCTTTATATCTTTCCTGAGCCGCCTCTGCTAGAATTCTTTTTTCTTTAGCAGCTCTTTCTTCGTCGCTTTGAACCATGACTTTATTAGCGGCAACCTTTTCTTTTTCTTCACGGTTAATATTATTAGTCCAGATAGTTGAAATAGAATTAGCTAACTGGCTTGCAGCGTCAAGATATCCTTGAACCTGAGACAGCATTTCCTGATACATTTTTCTTTGATTTTCAATTATCTCTTTATTGGCATCTTCCATCATGCGCACTCTGTCTCTTTCTAATTGCGCATTTTCTAACTGATAATTAATGTCAAGTTGTTTTCTTGCATTATTTAAGTCATATTCAAGTGTTAATATATCATCATTGTATTTTTCCTCTGCTTTTAGTCTTGCTTCGTTATTGTCACCTGCGGCTTCTATTTCCATTTCCAGTATTTTTCTGAGTCTTTCACGTTGTAAAATTTCATTATTAGCTATATCAGCTAGTTGATTTTGTTTTTCTATTTCTCTCTGTCTCTTTCTGTAATCTTGTTCAAAATTAACAGCATCAGTTAGAGATTTTTTCCGTATTTCTAATAGATCGTCTTGAAATCTTTGTTCTTCTGCTTCATTGTAAAGCCTTGTGGCGTCTTTTGTTAAATCATCATATATTCTATCAAGCTGGGCTTGTACATCTTGCTGGAGTTTAACTAAGTTTTGTAGTCTTGCTTTTCTGTCGCTTTCTTCATTTTTTAATGTTTCCGCCTCGGCTTTCTTTCTTTCGTCTTCTATTAGTTTAAGCCTGTTCCTTTCTATCTGCGCATACTCACCTATGGATATTTCAGCTAACAATATTTTAGCATTTTCATACTCTCTTTCAAGCTCAAGCCTTTCATTGGTAAATCTTTCAGTGATTCTTGTTCTTGCTAATTCATTGGTTCCCGCAGCTTCTAATTCAGCCTCTAGTAATAGTCCGCGTCTCTGCATAGTAAGGTTAAAATCATCATCTAGTGATTTAGCTAGATTCTCAAACGCTGTTTCTTTCTGCTTGCGCCTGTATTCTGCTTCAAAGTCTATCGCTTCTAGTGTGGATTTTTCTCTTATTTTTAAAAGTTCATCTTGAAACTTTTGTTCCTCTGATAGATCATAAAGTCTTGTGGATTCCTTTTTAAAGTCTTGAAAAGTTCTCTCTAGCTGACTTTGAATATCTCTTTGATCTCTTGAAATCTGCTGGAGTCTTTCCCTGCGATCTTCCTCCGCTTCTCTCTCAGCCTGCTTTCTAGCATCCTCGGCATCTTTCTCAGCTTTTTTTCTTGCTTCCTCTGCTCGCTCTTCTGCTTTTCTTCTGTTGTCAAGAAGAGCCCATGTATGTTTTAAATTATTAAAAGTATTTCTTTCAGCTTCATCTGTACCGTCTATTAAATCTTTTGCAGTACTTAATAAATTTTCATATGCTTGCATTTGAGCATTTAATATCTGACTTTGTACTTCAAGACTATCAGTTCTTTTCCCTTCTATTTCTGCTCTGCGATGGATGGCTGCAATTTCCCTGTCAAGTGCTTCCTGATTTTCTTGGCGGTATTTTGCAGCTGATTCTTGGCGCTCTTTCTCTTTTTCTAGCGTTTGCGCTTGTGTTTCCGCTTGTTCTACTAATAGTCTAGTGTGTCTTTCTAACGCTTCAGCTTCTTCTATACGAAGTCTATTAATTGCTATTTGATTATCTAGCACGTTTTTTGTTAAATCTTCTGATAGGTTTCTTGAACGACCTAATAATTCTAACATTGATGCTTCAACATTTTCTCTACGCCTCATACCTGCAATTAATTCTTCTTGTAACCTAATTTCTTCTTTCAAATTATTAATATTAATTGCGCTCGGCGTTATACCAATTTCGGTTCTTTCGGCTTGTGTTAATCTGCCAGTTTCAAGATATTTATTATATAATTCTAATTGTCTGTTTAATTTTCTTAAATTTTCTTCTTCTAATATAATTCTATCTGACATACTGGCTCTACCAGCTGAAAGCCTGTCCATAATTTCATTTAATTCTCTAGTTCTATTTCTCGCTTCAACTATACTGTTAATAATACTAGTTAGTGCATTTCTAAAAACGCGTGTAAATCTTTCCCAATCTTCTCCAAAAATTTTCTGCAAATCACTTAAAGCGTTTTTATAAGCGTTTACACTTCCTGCGCCAGTTTTTAATGCTTCTTCTGCTGCGCCTGATACACTTTTGCCTAATATTTCTATAGCTCTACCAGAGGCTAGCGCTTCATCAGATAAATTCTTTAATTCGGGATAATATTTACCTAGGGTTCTAACTTGACCATTTAAACTAAAATTTAACTCCTCTACGGCTTGATCAAAAGTCATTAAACCTCTAGCTGCTACATCTGCTGCAACTGTTATAATTTGCTGTATCTGCTGTTGGTTTCTGTTTAAGGTTGCAAGCTGTGATTGCGCTTGTAATATTACAGTACTATCAAGACCAGTAACCCTTTGCATCTCATTGGCAAATTTATTTAATTGTTTTACAGTATTTTCTGATAAGTAAGGATTATTTCTTGCCGCGTTTTGTAATCCGATTTCAGCTTGTTCCTGTGTCCTATAGGCCGCTGCTGCTTCATCCATTGCGCCTTTTAGTTTTTTTAATCCTGCTATTGCGGCTCCTGCAATCGCTGTTGGCACTAAAAGTTTTCCAAAATCTATACCTGTTAACGACCTACCCGCTTCTGAGGCATAATCTTTTATTGATTGTAAAGATGATTTATTTGCGTCTCTTACCGCTTCAATTCTTTTTTTACCGCTTTCTTGCTCTGCTTTAAGTTTCTCATGCGCTGCGTCTTGAATGACTTGTATTTCAAGTTTTGTGGTGGCTTTAATCTCATTTAATTTTTTTGCTTCTGTTTCTTTTAAAGCATTAATTTCAGCCTGAGCCATAGCAGGTTCAATTCCCTGCTTGCTTTTAATGGCTTCAATCTGTTGTTTTATATTGTCTTTTATTTCTTTTATTTTTTTCTTTTCGGTGTCTTTTACTATTTTTACTTGTTTATTAGCCGCCTCTTGAATAGCTGCGCTTTGTTTTACTGTTGAATTAAGTATCTCTCTTTCAGCGTCAGATAAGCCTTTTTCCAGCCCTTCGTTATTTACTTTAGTTCCTATGCCTATATCAAATACGTTTTCAGCCATGTATAACTCCCTTAATGTAGAAAAGTTATCAAATGTGGAGGATTAAACAATATTTAAGTATTGTTTATATTAAAATTTGATATAATTATTAACTATGGATAATACAAAGATATTAAGTAATAAAATCCCCTCTATATCTAATATTTCAATTAAGGATTTCATGCTAATTGATTCTAAGGTTATTAATTCATTTTCAAATATTTTATTTTTTAATATTGAAAATTTAAATTTTAAATTAAAGCTCCTTAATAATCCCTTTAAGAATCCCTATATTAGCATTAAAAAGAAAGATGATGGGTATATCTTTAATTTTTACCATAATAACAGTGATGGCGGTATGTTCAAACCTATTCATTTTGGTGATATTGACGGTATAAAATATTATATCTCATTTACGGCAGTGCATTACACTAATAATTGCAGAGCTATTACAATCAATCTTTTTCAACAGGCTTGCCATAAAGATAACCAAGCATAAAAGTAAGAGGTGCGGTAAATACTGGTACTATTACGGCTAAGTATGAAGACACATCTATATTTGTAATAAGACCAAAACCTACTATTCCGCTTACAATTATTGTCATAGTAAAAAAGAATATAGGTATTAATTGAAAAGCAAAATTTATGCGCGCGTTTATGCCCTTGCCATACTTTTTTTCAAAATCGTTTACTACACGGGTATTCTCTACTTTTGAAGGGTACACTACTCTCATTTTTTAAGCTCCCTAAATAGATTGAAAGATACAATTTTAAATTCTTTGCTATCGCTTAATAAACAAGCTAAAGATATATGATAAAATGAATATTCATCTTCGCCTACTTCAATAGGTTTTAAAAACCCCTGAATCTTTCCAGTATCAAAATTGAACAATTTTATATGATATAGAATAAAATCTGAATTATTTACTTTTTCAATAATAGAATAAGAATCTTTGCCGTCTTCTATAAACTGAAACTTTAAGCCTAAATTTTCGGCTTGGATTGTAAATTCGTTCTTAAAAACATTGATTACTCTTGAATCTACCAATTCGCAGTTATCTATCTCTACCTTAGTAATTGACAAACTTTCCATATAATAATTATCGGCAAAAATTAGAAAAAGTCTAAAAAACTAGACAAATTTCCCTCAAAAGGTCGCAAAATACACACTATTTTATCCTTGACTTTTGCGCAGATTGAGTTAAATTTAGTACATGGAGGCTTAAATGTTTATAGGCGTTATTGGTGGAATTACATGGCTAATTTTGGCGGTCGTTTTAGGCAATATAGCAGGTAAAAAAGGGCGTTCTTTTGGAGCGTTTTTTGCAGCTGGTTTATTTTTATCTCCATTAATTGGATTTATTATTTTACTTGCAATGGGTGATAATAAAGAGGCACTAGATAAACAAAAATCATCATCTGGTATATTTAAAAAATGTCCTTATTGCGCAAATGAAATAAAAAGAGAAGCTACTATTTGTCAATTTTGTAATAAGGAAGTTCCTACATTTATCCCTACTCATAAAGTTAAATTATTAACACAATCAGATGGTTTAAGTCTTAGAAAAGAGCCATCATCAAATAATGATGCTTTTTTAAAACTTCCAAATGGTACTGAAATTGAATTACTTGAAACTGGAGATGTTATAAAATTCAATAATTTATCTGCGCCTTGGTTTAAGGTAATTACTAAAGACGGGATTATTGGCTGGTGTTTTTCAGGGAGTTTAGAAAAACTTTAAATTGGATTTAAAGTTTGTATTAATATTTCCATCTGAGATTTTACTAGAATATTTGTTTCCCTTATATGATTTATTGATTTTTCTATAATACTGTCAATTATTTTGTCTTTATCAATAAAGTTGCCTTTATTAATATTCCTTATTTTAATGGCAAGATTTTTATTAATAGCTTTTATTTCTTTCCGTCCTCTTTGTTCAATTTCTCTTATGGCTTTTTTGTACATAAATTTGATTTTTAAGCCGTTTATTATTCTTTTAATTTTGTTCATATAATTAAACTATCTTAAAGTATAAGTTTAAACAAGATTTAACTTATGATTAATAAATTCTTTTGCGTCATCTAAACTCATAAAATTTGCTATGCCGCGATTATCTTTTATATTTCCCACTGTAAAATATATGGCTTTATTTAAGTCTGTATATTCTACTTCTGAAAGCAATTTTTTCTTACCTTTTATTCTGACTTCATACGCAACCATAACAAAACCTTGTATTCTATAATTACCAATACGAAGCTCATCTATTTTATTATCATTATTTAAGTCAATATTTGCTGTTTTGATTTCTTCAATTTTTTCTTTTTTATTGCCGAAAATATAACTGGAAGCGTATCCTATGATAAAACAAATTGTAGCTGGAATAATCACTGGTCTAATAATAGCAGCAATACTATGGCTTGTTAAAAAAGTTAATGCAAAGAGAATTAAACAAGCAAATATACCAAATAGAAAATACCATAAAACAGAGAAAAATGCTGTCCCTTTGCTGCCATATCCCATTTTTCGATCCTCCAAAGGCTACCTATTTTGCATAGATGACCCAAAATATTATTGTGGTAACTGCTCGCTTGATCCTGTTTTAAATCTCCTTAAACGTAAAGGCAGATTTTCCAAAAAATATATATGCCCTATTTGCAAAACTGAATACAATATTAACGCCTTTTCATAAACGCATCTATCTTTAATAATAGTGTTTCCCTACCGCCTGAATTCATTGCTCTTTCAGTCCAATAGGGGCCGCGCATTGGTCTATCTTGAAAAAGTGAAGTAGTATCATTCCATGTGTTCCTGCCGTTAGGGTTACCATATATTTCATATATGACTTGACCGCTTCCAAAATAAGTTCTAATAAAAGGGCTTTTTCTTAAATTAGTTGTATCTGAGGGAGCGCGGGAATCGGATAGTCTTATAACTTCCATGTCAATGAATTTCTGTAAATTGCTACCGGGACTAAATGTGCCCTTTACTGCATTAATCGCGGCTCTGTTAATTTTTACAACAGCATTTTTAGTCATGCTATAAGTTTATAAAGGATTAAAGATTAAACAATATTACGATATTAGATTTACTACTCTGTCTATACTTGTTTTTGAATATTCTTTAATAAACTCTATTTGTTTTAATAACACCTCACTAATTTCAGGTATGTTTTTATACTTTAAAATATGTTTACTTATTTCTTTTATTTTTTTACACCCTTCTTTTTCAAATCTTTTAACAGATTTATATATCATGTATTTAATTATAAATCCATTAATAATATTAGTAATCATTTTCACCTCATAATATAATAAATTCTTTATAAAATCAGACATATTTTCTCTAATATCGTAAGAATAACTCATACTAAATTTTAAACAATATTATAATATTGTTATTTATAACTCTTTTACTATTATTTAATAATGGCACAGGATATCTTATCCCAAGATCAAATAGATAACTTAATGAAAGACATATCTATGGGTGAATTTGAAAACACTGCTATAGATGATCTCCTAACTCCATTAAATCCTGAAGATGTTAAATTTAAATATAACACAATTAAAACAGCTAAACTAAGATTAGACTATAGTTATTATCATAATACTCATGAAGAAACAAAAGATGCCGCAAATAATTTACATTATGCTGGTTTTGATAATTGGCTATTAAAGAAAGGCATCACGCGTCAAGAATACTATATATTGATGAACAAAGAAGCTATAAAAAGAGGCATGAGACCTCCATTTAAAATTACCTCATATTAAAGAGTTCTTTTGTTTCTTCTTCTAATTTCCATCTGTCACGATTTTTTCTATCATGCTCATCAATAGCTTTTTGTTTTAATTTTGGGTCTTTATAATCTTTAGGCTGTACCCATGATCTATATGTCATTATATCATTTATAGCATGACCTTTTAAACACCTTGATAAATAAATAAAATCATGGAAATGAATATCAGTTGTAATTAAATTAATATTATATTGTGAAATGAAAGCAGCATTAATATATTCAGAATCAATTAACCAATCTATAACTTTTATATTTAAGTTATCGCCCATATCTCTTGGAAGCTCTGTATTAAACGGCTCTCTGTAAAATTCAAGAAGTTGATAAAAGCCTTCTTCCTTGTTTTTTGGCTTACTTATTTTGCCGCCAATATAATATTCATCAAACACATCAAAAGCTTGTAAATTTTTAATTTTTTTTTCAAAAGCAATCCAGTAAGGGAACGAAGTTAATATTTTATATTCAACTCCGTCTACCCATATACTGGATCGCCTGTACCTGTTAGAGTCTTTTGTATTTGCCTTGTCAAAAGCAATCAACTAACAGTTACCTCAATTGTAGCTGTAATAGCAGAATCTTTTGTACTTGTAACAGTAACGTCAGTTACACCTGCGCTCTTTCCTGTAATTATAAGCGATTGTAAATTGCGGCCGACTGTACATATATCTTCATCATCACTTGTAAATAAGAACCCTTGTTCACTTCCTAAAGGTGCGAACTCAACTAACAGTTTTCTTTCATTTCCTGCCGTGAGAGTTATTCCGTTGGCCACTGCCCTATCGCTTATGTTTACACTTGATATAGTGATATCAGTTGACGGTGTAAATCCATAAGTAATCTCAGGCGCTCCAGCCGCGTCAGTTCTACCAATAGTCCCTATTGTACGGCTGCCTGCCTGCGAGAAATTAACTGTTAATGTGCCATCGGTATAATTACCTGAGTCAACAGTGCAGGTAACCATGTAGGAATAAGCCAAATACCTATTATGATTAGCTCCAACTTCTTCCTTCATAAAGTCAACAATGTATGCTTTTATTTTTGCATTTTCGCCCGTTGGCCTTTGTTCAAGAAAACTGTTAAAGAATTCATAGTTAAGCGCGCCTTTTCTTATCATGATGTCTTTACCGAAAGTATCACGATAGGTTCTTACTTCGTCTTCCGGCTCTTCCTGACCTATCGGATTTCTTTCTACCGTTTCGGGATTATAGCCGATCTCATGTCCTTCTGCCTCTGTGAGACGTCTTGTTATTCCTCGAAAATCATCAAAGAAAATACCTTTTTGAGCCTGTGTTCCTGCTTTTCCCGGTTCAACAACCTGCGTAAAATCTTCATTCCATACTTTACTCATTATAAATTTCTCCTAAAAGTTTATTTTATTTATTTTGTCAAATAATAAAGATTAAACAATATTTGAGATTATTCTATGTACTCCAATTTTAAAGGTACGAGATATTCAGCAGTTGACATATTAGCTTCTCTCTGCGCTGGATATATACCTGCATTTATACTAATTGAAATCCAATCTCTTCCATCATTTATATCTATACCGTCTAAGTTTTTTTCGCGTATACACTTCCTTAACTTTTCAAGATACGCCTCATTGCTTAATCTTTGAGGAAAACTGTTAAAAGGCATACGCAAGTAGAAAGACTTGAATTCAATGTGTTTCGCGCCGCCTGCCATTAGTTCAGTTGCAATGTCGTTAGGGCTGGAAAAAATACCCGCGTTTTCTGCGTTGGGTACTGTACCGACAATTTCCAAATCTATGAATAGTGTTTTGGGCGGAAATTCATTTTCGGGATCAGTGACAATAGAGTTCAAAAATAAAACAATACTCTGGTAGACAGTTTGCATTATTCTAATATAGTTATATAAATCTATTAAACAATATTTATGCTACAAATCTACATACACCGATACACTCTCCGTCAAATAATTCTTGATCATTATCGTCAATATTAATTTCTCTTAATTCTTTTAATGTCATATCTTTCAGATAACTACCCTTACCAAATTTATCTCTAAACTTTTGCTCTAAATTTTCACGTTCATCATATACATCTGGAAGTGTAGCAAGTAGTTTTTTCCATTGCCTTTTGCCCTGCCTAACACACCCACCACTACAATTATTATGTTCAAAGCCTAAAGTGTATAATTCAGGTCTCTTTATTCCAGTTTGAGAAAACCATTTATCAATTTCGTATTTCGGAATTGCATTTTCAATAAGCGGAAATTCTACAGTGCAGAATTTTCCAGTTTTAGCGTATACAACCTGATAGGAAGCAATTATTCTTTGTTTTCTATGGCTTTCTTCAATGCCAATTCCGAAAATGAGGTTATCGCCGTCTTTATAAAACTTTTGTAATCTCTCGGCTTTTAATACCCTTGAACATAATGGTACTCTATTACAACCTAAAAAACGTTCGTCAAAAAATACCTGTTCGGGGGTTCTGCCGTCACTATCAAAAAATATATCTTTGTCGAGATAGTTTTTAATGTCGTCAAGAAAACGATATAAGTCTTTATGCTCCCATTTTGTGTCATTGAAGTATAACAACACATTTTCTTTTCCGTATTTTATAATAGATAAATAGGCAGTGTAGAATGACATTATTCCGCCGCTTAATGTTGCTATGTTCACGCAAGCCTCGCAAACTCACCATGAAGCTCTTTTGCTTTTTCGCAATAGGCGGCATAAGCGGCTTCGGGGGTATCAAAACACCCTAAGTAATATTGTTTTTTATTTGCTGATATATTTGTTGCCCATTTCTTTTTTGTTTTATGCCAATACACTCCCTTATATCCACTTTTGTTTGCTTTTGTTAATCCTTTATTATATTGATTTTGCGAATAATCACATAATCTCAAATTGATTAATCTATTATCTAATCTGTTTCCGTTTATATGATCAACAATTTTTTCTACTGGAGCTTTTATTAAATATCTATGTAGATATATAGTTATATTTTTTTCTATATTCCTATATCCAATATATTTTTCAAGTACGCTCCATCTTATTTTTGACAATAAATCTATTTTATCACTATCTATTAATACTTCCTTATTGCCTACTAACATAATCGCCGTATTATCGCTTTTTATAATAAAGCTGTTTGGTTTATTTTTAATTCTAGCATTATAAATTGCTTCAGCTTCGTTTTCCGTATATCGTATTCTTTTATGATATATTTGTTTCTCTGGATATAGTTTTGCGGCAATTCTTCTTATTGCAGCAAGGTTAAAATTATATTTTCTTGAAATATCTGTTGCATAATATAACATTTCCATAGACACCTCTTAATAAACATCTTACTATATCGCAAATAGTTTGTCAATAACCTTTTGCGATATAGCATTGATTTATTTAAAGTTTTCTGGTAAACTGACCGATATATGAGTGTGGAAGGATTAACCCATAGAGAAATAGCCGATATTCTAGGCATTACTCCAGACGCTGTAAAAATGCGATTATTAACGGCTAAAATAAAACCAACAATTAAGGCTGGTAGAACAAACCTGTATTCAAAAGATGTTGTTGAAATAATAAGGGAAGTCTCAAAAGGCGGTAGACCGCCTAAAAAGAAAAAAGGTAAAAAATCTTAAATGCCAGTAATTTCGAGATGCGGCTGTATACCGCTTTCCCATGAATCCGCTACACCTTGAATAGCGAATACTCTGTGGTCTCTTTTTAAACTCTCTATTGTGTATAGATCGTTTAATTCTCTCCCTTCGCCGAAAATAAAATAATCAGGATTAGTAGGGTCTTTATTCGCTGTCCAGTAATTAGTGGTGTCGTTTGGCATATTTGCATATTGTTCTGATTTAACATAAGTCTTGCCGCTCTGGTCTGCGTCAACGGGGATTAAGACTGTCGCTGTTTGTCCTATAGTGGGTCTGCCGCCGCTGTCGGGGTTGGTTAATACTTCGTCTTCGTAATGGCAACCTCGTATGACGGTCGCTTCGTAGCGTACAGAGGGAGGAAAGGGAGGTAAGCCGTGAAAGTAGCGGTTGTAAATCGTGATAGATTTCGGGTCGATCATTTGTTACTCTTAAAATAATCAACTGCTAGTATTTCATAACATTTTACATCATGAAGGTAGCCGTCTATTAACATTCTATCCTGTATCCAAACGCCTACAATCCTACCACCATATTTTTTAACCAGCTTGTCATAAGTTTTTTCAATGGGATTTCCCACAACAACACAAAAGCATAATTTATTAAATCTATACTTTTCAAATATATCTTTAATTGCCATCATTAAGTCTTTTGCAAATATATATGAATTATCATTTCCAAAATGTACGCAAGTTAAATTATCTATACAATTTGCCGATCTATTAATATTGTAATTAATATGTCCTATTATATCACCCTGCCATATAGATACAAAATCATTTTGGCTATATGTATCTTTTGGAATTTCAATATCATCTCTATGCGGAGAGCTTTGTCTATATTGATAATGCAGGTCAAAAGCTATTGACCAGTATAATTCTTTTAGTTTTTGTTCGTGTTTCTTTGCGTATTCTAGCATTACACCCTCAAAACCTTGCCTTGAATAATTCCCGATGGTACAAGAGCAGGGAGATATGACCTAATTAGATTGTCAATACTCCCTGCGTTATCCTTCCATGTTACGGATACCTTACTGTTGCTCTCGCTTTGTGTGTCTCTGCCGTTTTTAATTTGACCATCCCAGACTAGTATCATTTCAAAAACTAAAAACTTAACTCTATTCCAAATCGGATCATCAGGCTCATAGTTTTTTAACTGATTGTTTGTTGCACTGTCAATTTCTGCGCTTGCCCTAACTTCTCCACGAGTAAAAAGCGGTTCTGAGAGTTTGCCGCCCATTGACTGGTAATCTTGGAAAGTCAGGTACATCTTAATCCTTTACTTCGTAAGGGACAGCCATTAAACCTTCTACAATTTCCGCGCTGTCAATTTCAATGATAATCTTTGCGTGCGGATGTAAATTTTTTTGAAACCAATCATTAAGCGGCTTGCAGAGTGCTTTAAATTCTTCCATTTGTTTTTCTTGCATTTTTACTCCTTGTCAGTATCCGTCTTATCTTTCGGCGGTCTGCCTCTGGGATTACTTGGCACTCCCTCTGGTTGTTTTACATCGGGCTTTTCTGTTTCCTGATTGTACGGTATGCCTCTTATTTTACAGAATTCTTCGTATGTCATTTTAGCTCCTTGAAAGACTGCCCATATTTCAGGGCAGTCTGTTTTTGTTAGCCGATTTTATGCTTGAAAGCAATGATACGAATGTTTTTCTGTTCGTATACTCTTTCCCAGTTCGCGCCTTTAGCAAGAGCGATATTACCCGGTGTTGCTTCGCCTGCTGTCAATGAAGCGTTAGTCCATTTAACGCCCCGCGGGTGCATGATAAGATGTCTGCGATTTACAAGAATGTCATTCCCGCCCAACGCGTCACGCTCTGTTTCTGTCGGCACTGGAGGAGTTCCTACCGCGCCTCCGATTGCGCCCGCGCCGAAAATGTAAGTAGTATAAACTTTGTCAGTGCCAACGGTTTCAACAGGGCATCCGTCATCGTCTATTACCTGTCTGCCAAGATAAGTCTGGAATTCAGGCGCGCCGGTAAACGAAGGATCGCCGATATTCACACGCGGATCAAGCAGGTGTTTTTTGGCAAGGTCATACATAACCGCCGAATGGGTTACGATACCTGTCAAGTTACGCCCTGCGTCACCTAACAGAGAGATAGCGTCAATAAGAGAGTTTCTTCCAATGCTTGCGCCTGCGCCTGTAATACCTGAAATATCAAGCATACTGTCGCTCATACTAGCAGAGCCAAATACGCCTTTGAGAATTGAAAGCAAAATAGCCTGTTCTACTTTAATCCAGTAATCGCCAACACGCCTGCCGATTGCGCCCATTACATCTGATCCCGCGAAAGATGTCGCAAGGTCATTCGCTTTCCATGCGTTACCTCTTTTCAGGATAACCGCAATGTCAAGTCCTGCCGTAATCTTATCCGGTACTAACGGAATTGAATCGGACAATACCTGATCGCCTTCTCCAATATCCGGCCAGAAAGGCATATTGATTGTCGCACCGCCATTGGGGACTGTTACACCCGGTACTGTTCCAATTATTCCCGATTGTCTTAATCTGGAATGATCAACAATGTATTCATCTACATAAGGGTTAAATACCTCAGGGGTAATAACGTCCGCAATTCTTGTTCCTTCGCCTGCCATAATAAACTCCTATTAAGTTTTTTGTGCCGCCGCTTGCGCTTTTAATGTAGCTGCAAGGGCCGGGTTTGTTTTTAAGATATGCGCCTGTTCGTCAAGGTTTTCTTTTCCCTTGATCCACGGGTTTCCGATAACAGGCTTGACGTTAGACGATCCAGTCGCTCCGCCGCCTGTACTGTTGGCTAGTTGGAATCTCTTTCCTTCTTCAGTGCCGATAAACGCCGTTAAAGTATCACCAATTGATTTATAGTCATCGCTGTAAAGTGATTTGCCTTTACCCGATTCGATCTCTTTAAAATCAAACTTAAATCTCGCCCAGAATACGTCCCTGAGAATTGATCTCATTGACGGGTCAAGATTAGGAAGTTTGTCCATCGCCTGATCAAGTTCGGTGTTTTTCAAGACTTTGACGTAATCGCTGTAAAGCTGATTGTAGGTTTCCTGCCCTGCCTTGACTTTGTTTTCATAGTCAGCGACCTTGACAGCAAATTGATCCTGTAGCTGTTTCTTTTCCGCTTCGTGAAGGTTCTTTAATTCCTCGCCGCCTGCGGCTTTGATTTGCTTATTCAGGTCTTCAATCTGTTTTGCAAAACCTGTTTTTTCAACTTCGTAGTCCTGAGTAAGTTTTTCAAGGTTTGTTTTGTACTCATTATTTTTTAAAATAACTTCATTGTTTTTTCCTTTTAAACCTACAATTTCCTGCTCATGCAACTTAATTACACCCGCAGCTTGTTCTTCGGTTAATCCAGCAACTTTAAGTTCTTCCAATCCAAAAGCCATAATTTTCTCCTATAGATTTGCGTCAAGTCTTAAACTTTTACACTTTGTGTAAGACGCAGATTTTCGCCCCGCCTTGCGGTTGCTTCCTGAAAGCAGCGATTGTTTTAAAATAGCAAAATATAAAAATTAAACAATATTTGAAAATAAATCGCACCCCTGAAAGCCGAAGGAGGTAAACGGCAACGTGTGAAAAAGTCACGTCGGGGTGCGTGTTTTTAAGATAGCGGTTATGGGCGGATAAACAATATTTTTGGCATAAAAAAGACCGCTTGTAAGCGGTCTTGTAAAGTCGGCGGATAGAACAGCTACGGCTCTAATCTTTCCTTACATCTTGGGCAAACTTGATACCAACATATTTTACCAGTATTTACAATTTCATAACATACAGGACATACATATTGATCATTAATAAATGGGTGTCTTTTCCATTTCTTAAATGGGTTTTCACCCAATGGTGGTTTCCACTCCTCACCACTATGATAGGTATATCCCAGTCTTTCAAGAGTTTTAATCGCAGCTTCTTTTGATCTGTCGCAGCCTGAGCAGGTCATAAAGCCTCCTCGATATAAAATGTTGCTTTCTTTTTTGATGGCTTAAATCCGTCTAGTGGTGTGTATTTTCTAATACCAATATGATCATCTGGAAGTATGTTTAATCGCCTAGACATATTGACCATAATATTCATTTCGCTTTGATGATCCCTATCCTGTAATTCAGGGCGTTTAATTATTTTTAATACTCCGAATTTGTCAACTTCTAATAACCCCCATTTTTCAGGTACTTTGTCTTTTGGTATAATTCCTTCGGGTGCAAGATACCATCTTTGCGATCCAATACCTTCTTCTAACGCTTCGTGTCTAAACGGTTTCTTTTGATCTGCGTAAAAATCTGATCTTGAAACTTTACACTCGATTAAAATAGTTATATTATTGCCGTAACATAAATCACAAACACCGAAAATATCAGGTATTTCTCCGTATCTTGTAACTGCTGTAATTTCTGTAAGAATTACAGAACATGGTTTGTGCCCATGTTCCTTTGAAGGTGTATATGCAGTATTAAGCCATTTTCTGCCGATGTCGATTAAATCATCATGGGTAAAGCTCACGTTTCACCCCCTTGCGTAAAGGTAAATTCTTGCAACTTTCCGCAGCATTCGCATTTTTGGATAATTGTGTGTTGGGATGATTGCGGTTTATCGCCGCTTGTCCATGTGTAAATATCGCTTTCCATAAATTGCAATATCGGTGTTATAAAATATTCATCTGTTATATTCCAAACAATGCTAAAATGATCTTTTATAATCTTATCAACAATTTCTACCCTGCGTATTTTTTCGTCTGCTTCTACATCATGGTTATGCACAATCTCTTTAAGGCGTAAATATTCTTGTTTTAAGTAGCATAAAGAATAAAACCTCTCTATGTTTGTTAATTGATATTTTTTGTTTATCAATTTTTTATCCTCTGCATAGACAGCATACAAAAATACTAGGTGTTTATGATAATCCTCTTTGCGCTCTGGATACTTGCCTAGCAATTCTTCATAAGCATTGATCTGAATTAAGTCAAATTTCAGAGTGCGTTTTGTAGGCTTTCTTTCTTTTGTTATGTCAAAATATTTAATCTTGCCAAAACCTTTTATAAACTTTGTTTTAATTGCTTTGCCAAACATTTATTTCTCCCATTTATGCTCATGCCATGAGCCTGTAATTAGGAAGCGGAGTAGTTTTAGCATGGACTAACTCTGTTAAAACAAAAAATCATGAATTAAAAATCCAACAATAAACCCGACTGCAAATAAAATATATTTCCAGCCCTCCCATGTATAATACATATTACCTCCTACACATCTTTCAAATATGTTTTTAATATTGGGCTTTTCATACCAAACAAGTGTATCTGTCAATCTGTCCCAAAAACTTAATTTAATCCTGCTCATTCCTACTCCTTTAACTCATACCCCATTTCAGTAATCGCCCTCTTGTAGGCTTTAATGCAGTCGGTCATAAAGTCGATGGAGTTTCTCATGCAGTCTACACGTTCCCCATCGTCTTTTAGTTTGTTTAGTTTCTCAAATTCACCGATAACATTTTTGTTATTATCTGCAAAAAACGCACGGCTTTCAAAAACAAAGTTCCATGTTCTAGGCTTGTTTTGTTTTTTAGTTTTTCCATTTAATTCATTGCTTATATTCTTAAACAATGTTTTAGTAATAGTTGTCGCTGTATCTCTTGCCTGTATTATTCTTTCTTCAAATATCTTTTCAGGTATAGAAGCAAGTTTTTCAGCGGTATTTGCGTATTGCTTTGTTACTCCTATTTTTTCCAATTCTTGCAGTTTTGAATTAAGTCCACCGTGATTACCTAATTCACTTTTAACCCCCGGTTTTGATTTTGCAAGATTTAATGATATTTCGCCTAATTTCCTATCCGCTCTTACGTTCAATTCTTGTGCTAGTATTTGCACATCGGCTGATAATTTTGCGGATTTTGCATAGGCTTTCATTGCCTCTGTTTGGTCAATAATTTGTTTTATTTCGTCAAGTGTGTTGACCTCCATAATTGCTAATTTTGCCTGTTCGATTTTTTTAATCGTTATTAGTTCGTTCATAATCCCTCCTTTATTTTCAATGGACATTCAGGGTGTCGGGATTTCTCCCAATCGTCATCTTTCCATTTATCAGGCATATCGTCATCTTCATAGTCAACATTTTTTTCGATGACATAACACCAATAGTTGCCGTTTTCCTTTCGGCAAAAATAACAATCTTCACACGATTCTGGCATATCAATTTCAAGTATTGCTTTCATGTTTTACCTCCATTCATTATTTAATCCCAAGTTTTATATCTTTGAAAATGCCATAACGTAATTCGTTTTCTTCGTCATCTTCCATGACTAAAAAATCTTTCGGCACAAATTCCGCGTCATCATCTTTATTGTCATCTGACACACCTGATAACAGATTAAGAATGATTAACACCCTGTCTTGTTTAATTCCTGTTGCTTGTGATATTTGTACCTTCCTTGCTGTTTCTGGGTGTATTTTACGCAGATATTCCTTGACCTTTTCAATTTCTTCTACGTTAGCGTTACCCCTCCCTGTAGCTTTCTTATCATTCTCAAACCTGACTTTTCCAGCCCACCTCTCTCTTATCCTCTCTTTCTTACTCTGCCTCACTTTAGGTACAGTGCGTCTTAAAGTGCCGTTGCTGTCGGTGTAGTAAGTTGGCAGTGATTTTTCTTGTTTCATTTCCCCTCCTTATTTATTCCAGTTCTATATAGCCCAAATCTTTTAATTCGGCTCTTAAATTATTACAATGTTTTTCCAATGCTTCTTGCACGTATTTATATTCAATTTCAAGCTCCTCTCTTGTCTCACCCATAGGAAAACTTAATATATATCTTTTTGTTTCTTTTATTACTTTAAGCCTATGATTACGCCAATACAAAAACCGTTTAGCATTATCGAATTCTTTTTTTAATTCATTTATTTGTTTTAGTTTATATTTGTCAATCACTTTTCCCTCCATGTCCAACTATCGCAATCAGTTTCAATAACTCTTTTAACTTGACTTGTATCTACACGCTCACACCCCACACAATTACTACAACTTTTACCAACAGCGTTTTCAAGTTTTTTAATGTACTCGACCATCTTGTTATACTCAGGTGTTGGCAGGGTGATAGTACAAGTGCAGGGTTTGGGGGTTAGGGTCATAACTTCGGCTCGTACCTTAATTTACATTCACAATCAAAATGACCAGCGCCCTCAGAATAGAACCTCCATATTTTTCCATTCTCGCTTTCAATAATTTCAAGGTTTGCAAATATTAAAGGATTTGTTTTTAATGTTTCTGTATGTATATGTATACAACCCTCAGAGCATATTTCAATAGATTTAACTCTGTCTGATTGCTTATTTGAATACATAACATAATCGTATATATTCCCTTTTATTATGCAATCAATTATGAACTCGATTAAATCTTTTTGTTTTTCGTTTTGATTCATGCTTCCCCCCTCCGTTTTATTTACACTCCTAAGCGGACAAATCGCTATTGTTTACCCTTAATCATCTTGTTTTCAATATCTTTTGCCTGTGATTGAGCAAAACAAATACTGCTCTTTAAAATACCTATTTCATAATTTGACAAAATAGTAGTTCCGCATGGTAATTCTAGCTCATACTGTATTTGTCCTATCTTTTCATTGAAGTAGGGTCTGATTGATATACCTTCCATTTTCTCTCCCTCCGTTTCTATTCACCTAGATAGCTAAACTCTATCTGCTAAAATTGCGTTTCCGCAGGTTATTCTACTTTCATCTTCCTCTTTTGAAGGTATGAAAACTAAAACATCAAATCCCTCTGCTTTCAAATCTTCCTCTACCTGTTTATACGGATAATAAAAGTCATAACCGCCGTCAGTAATCATTCCGTTTTTAATAACAGCTTTTGTATTGTGCATAGGCGTAATTTTGCACATAAAATATTGCGGATCGAAATAATGTCTTAATTCTTTTGCGTCAACAGGTGCGTCAGTTAGTGCGAAATTAAGAGCTATCTTTCTTCCTTTCATTCTTTCAAGTTTTTGGTGTAAACATCTCTGTATATATCTAAAATTAATAGCGTGAGGCATTGTATCGCATCTAATGTCGTCATCTGTTGTATTTATACTTAATTGCAATCCAGCTTCGCCATTAAAATCATTTTTTAAAGCTAACCATCTATGTAAAAAACTGGGAGCATCTGTATTGTCTTTCGGCATAATAGTTGAAACTACAGGATGAAATCCAAACCCTAATTTATCAAAATATCCTTTTAAGTAATAAGCCGATGTTATGACATTTTCATTAAAAGTAGGCTCACCCATTCTTGCGTAATGAAGGTTTATTCTTTTGGCTTGTTTAATTTCTGGGTGTAAATCAAGAGCGTGTTTAACCTGATTTATTAAATCATTAAAAGTAGCGTTTTCGCCCTTGCCTACTAGCGGAACATCGCAGAATGAACAGCCCATAGAACAGCCGTATTGTGTCGATATAGTTATCACCCACTTTTCTTCTAATGGCAATAAATCACCATGAGGAACGCCGTTAATCTCTTTTGTCATTCCCATAAAATCGGCTTTTATATTTTTCTCTTTTCCATAATCGCCTAGGGATAAAAATTCTAACGGCTTACTTTTTTCGCCTTGCATAATACAGATATGACCAGTGGGTGTTTTTATTGTTTCAATTTCTGGTTTCATTGCTTTCTCCTAATCTAATACCTTGAATGGTACGCCTGTTATTGTTTCAACAATTTCTGCTCTGTTATTTTGAATTATAATCATTGCGTGTGGATGATAGTTATTCTGTAGCCAATCATTAAGCGGTTTGCAAAGAGCATTAAATTCTTCCATTTGCTTTTTAAGTTTTTCCTCTTTTGCTATTCTTTCTTCATCTGTCATTGAACCGCGCATTTCCTTACCTCCATATATTTTTCAGTAACCAGCCCTAAACTTTCGCCTTCGTCAAATTGACATTTACAATCGCTACAAGTTTTCATTTATTCGCCTCATAAAACGCTCTTGCAAAAGACGGCGGCGTTATCGCTCTTGCGTCTGCGTCTGTTTTACATAAATCTTTAGCCCATGACATTTGCGGAATATCCAGTATTTGATTTTTATGCGCATAAGGCAAAGATGGTTTTTTTCTTCCTGCTCTTTTCGGCAAATTTACTTTCGGACAATCCGCCCATTTGTAAATCGGTATAGGTATATTAAAGCTTCCCCATACAGCAGTCTTTTTAGTCCAGCCATCGCCGTATTCAAAAGGCTGGAAAATAAGTTTCTGCTTTCCAATAAAATCTGATAAAAAACCTACTGGATTTTCTAACGCCCAAAATACTGGTTTACACATTTCAATAATATTTATACAGGCATTTACTACTTCCATTGCTTTATTCATATTTTCTTTATTGCGTTTACCTGTTATTGAAAATGCTGTACACGGCGGAGCGGCTAATATACCATAGACATTTTCAGGCGGTTCATAAGTCAGCACGTTATTATCAGGCAGGGTAACAAGACGCACATCATAACCAGCTTCTTTGTAGGGCTTTGACCATGAGCCTGTTCCGCCGCATAGATCGATAATTATTTTATTGCTTTTACCAGCCGTCATATTGTTTATTTTACCAGTAGTGGTATAATAATGTCAAGATAATTTTACCACTTTTGATAAAATATTTTCTTTATTTTTGCCGATAATTTAAGGGTATGCAGGAAATGACAGTAAAGGAATTATCAGAGAATTTAGGGCTTTTACCAGTTACGGTTAAAAAACGCCTTCAAAAACATAACTTAAAACCTGTCCGATATGTGGGAATTACTGCGATTTACGATCCGTCTGTCATTGATATTATTAAGGTTTCTAAAAAAGCAGGCAGACCAAGAAAAACGCCCGTTGAAAAGCCCAAAAAGAAGCCTACCTGACACTTTTCTTGCCGATAATCAGGTAAGGAGCAATACATGGACTTTGGCAAGTTGTTTTATAACGTTATCCATACTTCTTTCCATGTCTTTGATTATCCAGTTAGTTTAAGAAGGTAACAATATTTGAGGGGAAGAAGGGCTAGGCTTCCGCTGCTATTTTAGCTCTTGCTGGATCGTATAGAGCGATTAACTTACCGGCGGGTGAATAATAAAGAATACATTCCCCACCAACTTTTCTACCTTCGCTGTCTATTTCTTTTCTAGCGACACCGCCCTCTTTTATAAGATCAGCTAGAATTTGCTCTTTTGTATCTTTTAGAAACTCGCTTGTTTTTTCAGCGGCTTCTATTGTTAATTCCATATTCATAAATACTCCATTAGTAATTAGATGACATACTCATTATTTTACTACAGTATACCCTCTTTCAGCCATGAACTTTTCAGAACCTTTTAAGGACTTGAAGGTCTTACTTGCTGCCGCCGTTACCGCTATGTAAGTAACGTCTGAATAATTGTTGATTATGATACCACCCTTGCTGGTTCCTCTTTCATAATTGATTGTTGTCATTTCCTTGCCTCCGTAAATGTTTATACTTTTATTGTAGGATATATCCTACTTATTGTCAAGCGGTTTTCAAAAATATTTTCAAGAAAAGTGAAAAAATATGCCATTTCCGCTTAATGGCTGTTAAGTAAAAGTAGGATATACGCTACTTTATTGACTTTTTATTAAAACACATCCATAATTAAAAAATGACTGGTTTGACCATTGAAGAAATAGCAAAAGAGCTAGGCTTATCGTATAAGACAACTTCACAGCGAATTTGGAGGGGTAAGCATAAGCCGCTATTTGACGGTAAACTATATTCAAAAGACGTATTGAAAGCACTTAAAAAAACGCCGTCAAGAGGCAGACCTAAAAAGTCTAATTAACTATTTCAAGTTTCATATAAGTATCTGTTTTAATTAAAACCTTATATTTCAAATTTCGATTTAATAATATTTCTACTTCTTTTTTTACTTTACTATTAGTTCCTAAGTATAAGCCTTTAGTGCCTTTTGGTACTAATACTTCAATTAACAATGGATTATCTTTTAGTAAATTAAATTCATCTGCTATTTTCTTATTTATAGAAGTGCTAAAAAAAGACGGTATTGGCTTTATATCGCCTATGTGCCAATCAGTATACCAATCAGCATTAGTTCCTTTATATACAACGGCATTTGTTAATACTTGGGAATTATTAAGAACGTCGTCAAGTGTATTTATACTTTTTTGAATTTCAGGCGTTATTTCGCTATTGTTAAATAAACCTTTATTTATGGGTTTAAATGTATGTTTGGTATAATCTACAACTTCCTTGCGCTGTTCATCTGAAAATTGACTAAATTTTCTATCACTATAATTTTGATATACATTTTTTATATCACCTGTTACTGCTTTAAATCCGCCTGTTGATCCTCGTGTTACATAACTGCGCTCAATTTTCATGCGGATCGCCTTCGGTTCTAACGCCGCCCCTAACGCTTTGTACTCATCCCTTAAACCAGCTAATCTGCGTCTGCTTTTCTGGTAGTCGCTTTCAATTAGCGGGTCGGTGTCTCTCAGCTCTTTAAGCATATTCAGGTTTTCACGTTCACGCCTCATAGAGGTTTCAAGTTGTCTCTGTCGTTGCGTACCTTCATAAACGCTCATTTTTTCGCCGTTGAAAGTTATGCCATCTTCATTTCGTTTGTTTATCGCTTCTAACTGCTCAGGTGTAAAATTACGCTCAGATACGCCTAGCATGAAGGGCATGGCAAAATGTCGGCAATTCCAGAGACCAATCGGTCTATCGCTTCCTATCTGCACTTGATTGCCGTCTATATCAGTTGCCACTTCCAAATTTTGTAATTTCTCGTACTCTTCGTTTGTAAAAATTCTCCCTTGCACATCGGCATGATCCTCTGCCGGAGCGTGTTCAACAGTGATCTCTACCGCGTCAAATCCTACTTCTTCGCCTACCTTATTAGATATTTCCTGTGCTATATTTCCGTACTCATTCATTATGTCCCTGCGAACAGCGCTGTCCATTCTCATTGTTCTGCCGCTCTGATAGTCTACATAACTTATACCCTCAGCCGTTAATTCGCGGATCGCTTTTCTAATTGCGTATGGCGCGGACATTCTGCCTTCGCTGTCATCGCTCATTACGTTACTTACAAATCTGTTTATAGTTTTTTTGTAGGTGTCTGAAGTATGCGCTAAACTGGATCGGCTCATTATTTCGTAATCACGCAAGACGCTTGCAAGCAACGGATTAACCGCCGCCGTATACGCTTTTTTCGGCGATATACTTTCTCCCTTCGCCTCTGCTATGTCCGCGCCTTCCTCATAGACAGTAGCGGTTACGTTTCTTGCAAGCTGTTTCATTTCCTGTATGTTCAATTTATGCGCTGCGTTTAATTCCCTGCGTATACGCGCTAGATCGTGATTAGCCAAGTCAAGAACGCCGCCACTATAAAGCAGTTGACGTAATTCCTCATTACTCATTGACATAAAACGGCTTATAGTAATTCCTGCGTTTTGCAAGAAAGTATACTGCGCCTCTGTTAATCTGTCGCTTATTTGACTGATAGAATTATCGAGTAGGCTGTCAAGATTGGGCATTAACCAGCCTCTTGAAACAGGCTGTCTTGTTTTGCCTTGACTGCTTCCTCTATGCGTTTACAGGCAATGCTGAAATATTCAGCTTTCATTTCCGATCCGATATATTTTCTTCCTGTGTTTATACAAGCGACTCCGAAACTGCCGCTTCCCATAAACGGGTCGTAGATTGTATCGCCTTCGTTGGATATTAAAGCAAGAATTCTTTCAGCAAGCCTTACTGGTTTTTCTGTTGGGTGTTGTAATTTATAGTGTTCGTTTTTTAATTCAATAATTGTTCTTTCACGCATACCATTGTTAATCATGCGTAAGGTTTGTATCTCTCTTGCTTCCTTCGGCATATCTGTTCTAACAACTATTCCAGTACCACCTGTTTGTCCTGAATAACGTACTATGGATTTTTCTTTCATTCCGTTTTTTATGCTATTAACAGTTGCTACCGCTCTGTCTGGTTTTTTAATTCCATGTTGTTGGGTAATACAATGATTGTCATTTGCCTCGTATTGATATAACTCTCCACCTTGTAAAAATGATAAAACTCTATTTAATCCAGTTTCTGTGTTAATTGCACTATTTATTCGTTTTATATCGTTTATAATACTTCCAATGTCATATTCTTTTTGTTCGATGTATGGCACTTTAGAACGTTTTATTTGTCCTGTCTTTTTTGTATGAATAGAAATAGTTTCATGTATTCGTGATAGAGCTATACATGGGGCAGTCGTATACCTCTTATCCCAAACAATCTCCTCTTTGAAAATAAATCCTAAATCCGCAAGGCATGTATTCCATCT